AAGAAGAATGGGAGGATTGTGTACACGTTTTATTTTTATTCATGGTAGAAAATGGATATGATCCACATAAACAATCAGAGATTATAGAGTTTGTTAAAGATTATTTTCCTGATCTACCTACTAATGATAATGACAACGAGGATTAAACAATGTCTAAAAATCTATGGGAGAAAGAAGAACGTCAAGTTTTTCGTTCTCTTACAAGGCAATATCGACAAGAAGGTTATGATATAAAAGAAGCTAAGAAACTAGCCAGAGAAGAAACAAATGAAATCATGAGTGATAAGATTGAGTTTGCAGAAAACTTATATGAACAAGCGTTAAATGATTTTGATTGATGAAATTATAAATAAGATTGTTTTACTTCGCTCTTTGAAGTACGTAGTTTCTTTTAAGTTTTGTAAAAAGAAAGGAGGGATGCTTTGTGTTTATGACTCTGACAAAATTGTTTGGATATATCCTTACCCAACTGCACCTACAGAGTCTTTTACTAGAAAAGTTCTTATTAATTATTTTGGCAACTCTATTATTAGGAATTAGTAATGTCTGGTAAATGGTTAGAAAGAGGAGAGTGTCCTGAATGTGGATCAAGCGATGCTAATGTAAAGCATTCAGATGGTTATTCACATTGTTTTTCTTGTGATACACATTTTAATGAGAGGGTTGAACAAGTGGTAGTACCAATGCAGAATAAGAAAGAAGGTTTTTCAACAGGAGAAATGAAGGGAATTGATGATCGAAAGATCAGTGCAGCTACCTGTAAAAAATATAATACATATGTTAAAACAACAGGATCAACTGTTACTCATCACATCTATCAATACTATAATGATAAAGGAGAATTTACTGGTAATAAAGTTAAGCAAGTTGAAGGTAAAAAGTTTTGGTCTGAAGGTGACATTCAAAGTGCAGGATTATTTGGACAAAATATATTTACACCTAGAGGAAAGTATGTAACTGTTTGTGAAGGTGAGTTAGATGCTATGTCTGCTTATGAATTACTAGGTTCTAAGTGGCCTTCAGTATCTGTAAAGTCTGGAGCGCAAGCTGCTTTACGTGATTGTAAAAAAGCTTATGAGTATCTTAATAGTTTTGATAATGTAGTTCTGTGTTTTGATTCCGATAAACCTGGAAAAGAAGCAGCAGAAAAAGTAGCTCAATTGTTTGAGCCTAACAAATGTCGTATCATTCATCTTGAATATAAAGATGCTAATGAATATCTCAAGATGAATAAGCGTAAGAAATTTACAGAAGAATGGTGGAACGCTAAACCGTTTACACCAGCAGGTATTATTAATCTAGATTCTTTACAAGATTCTTTATATGATGAAGCTCACTTTGAGACTTGTCTCTATCCTTGGTCAGGTCTTAACGAAAAGACTTACGGAATGAGGACAGGAGAGCTAGTAACATTTACTAGTGGTGCTGGCATGGGTAAGTCTAGTATTATTCGAGAGCTTATGTACCATTTGTTAAAGAACACAGAGGATAACATTGGTGTATTGGCTATGGAAGAAAGCATTCGTACAACAGCTTTTAATATCATGTCAGTAGAAGCCAATGCTAGATTATACATTAAAGAAATACGAGATCAGTTTGATAAGAAAGACTTAGTTAAGTTCCAGAAAAATACTATCGGTACTGGTAGGTTCTTTGCCTTTGATCACTTTGGCTCGATAGGAAACGATGAAATCTTAAATCGTGTCAGGTTTATGGCAAAGGCATTGGAGTGTCGTTGGATTGTTCTTGATCACTTGTCTATCCTGGTATCAGGTCAAGAAGAATTTGGTGATGAACGTAAGTCTATTGATGTTCTGATGACTAAGCTTCGTAGTCTGGTAGAAGAGACAGGTTGTGGATTGTTATTGGTATCTCATCTAAGGAGACCATCAGGTGATGTTGGTCATGAGAATGGTAAAGAAATTACCTTGTCACACCTTAGAGGTAGTGCTAGTATTGCACATCTAAGTGACAGTGTTATTGGGTTGGAAAGAAACCAGCAAGCAACAGATGAGGTTGAATCTAATACAACTGTTATTCGTATTCTGAAGAACAGATACACAGGTGATACTGGTATTGCTAGTTATCTTTTCTACGATAAAGAAACAGGAAGGCTGAATCAGATTGATAATCCTTTTGATGCTGATACAGAAACAGACGAGGAGATTCCTTTCTAATGTCTGATTGTATAGTAGATATCGAAACAGATGGACTAGATGCTACTAAGCTACATTGTATAGTAGCTAAAGACACAGAGACTAAAGAAATATTTACCTGGGCAGAAGATGAATGCGAAAAGTTTCCTGCTTGGACAAAGAGATATGATAAACTTATTATGCATAATGGAATTAACTTTGATGGGTACTGGTTAAACAAATTACTTCAGATGAATATTCAACTTAATCAAATCGAAGATACTCTTATTATGTCACAACTATATAATCCTATTCGTTCTGAAGGTCATTCCCTAAAAGCATGGGGTGACAAATTACAAATGCCTAAAGGAGATGTGGATAACTTTAATTATTATTCTCCCGATATGTTGGAGTATTGTAAACAGGATACACATATTACTTCTAAGGTATATGAAGTTTTAAAAGAAGAAGGTAAAAGATTTTCTACTAAGTCTAAACATTTAGAATATAAAGTACGCGCTATCATTGATCAACAGGAACGCAATGGCTTTGCTTTTAACATGAGGAAAGGACAAACACTCTTAGCTACACTTGAAGATGAAGCTAATGAGTTAAGTGACAAAGCACAAGAGATGGTTCCACCTACTAAGGTAGAATTAAAAACTAAAACAAAATATATTCCTTTTAACATTGGTTCTCGTCAACAGATTGCTACTGTTCTACAAGACAGAGGATGGCAACCAGAACTATATACAGAAAAAGGAAACATTATAGTTAATGATGAAGTTTTATCTAAGATTGACATGGACGAGGCTAAGATGTTTAGTCGCTATCTTTTATTACAGAAGCGCATAGCCCAGATTCGATCTTGGATAGAGAAGTGTGGGGATGAAGGCAGAGTTCATGGAAAAGTCATGACACTTAAAACAATCACAGGGAGAATGGCACACAACAATCCTAATATGGCACAGGTGCCAGCTTCGTACTCTCCCTATGGTGCTGAGTGTCGTGAACTTTGGACCGTTAGTAATCCCCACACCCATAAGTTAGTAGGTACAGATGCTTCAGGTCTTGAGCTACGTGTCTTAGCTTCTTATATGAAAGATCAAACTTTCATTGAGGAAGTTGTTAATGGTGATGTACATACAGCTAATATGAAGATGGCTGGATTAGAAGATCGATCCCAAGCCAAAACATTTATTTATGCATTGATGTACGGTGCAGGTCCAGCTAAGATCGGTTCTGTAGTAGGTGGGTCTGCCAAGGAAGGACAAGAACTTACTAATCGTTTCCTAAAGAACATGCCTAAACTTCGTAACCTTCGTAATCAAGTTACGGAAGCTGCTGAATCAGGCTTGATCAAAGGACTTGATGGTAGGTTATTGCACATACGAAATTCATTCTCTGCTTTGAATACTCTCATTCAAGGTGCAGGTGCAGTCGTATGTAAGCAATGGCTTGTACACATGATGGCTGAAGTGTATGCTTCAGGTCTTGATGTTAAACTAGTAGGGAGTATTCATGATGAATATCAGTTTGAAGTAGCGGACCAGGATGTAAAAAGATTTACAGAGATTACCAAGTATACTATGACTAAGACAGCAAAAACTTTAAACTTAAACTGTCCTTTGGATAGTGAACACAAAGTAGGAACCACATGGCTACAAACACATTAAAGAGAAGTAAAAGTTTTAATATAGGTAAACAGAGTGAAGAGAAGTTTGTTAAGGCAGCACAACAAGAAAATTTTATAGTTCGTAAGGCAAGTCGAGAACAAAATATGTATAAGCATGTTGATTTCTTTTTAGAACATGATCGTTTTAAATTTAGTGTAGATGTTAAAGCTAGAAAAAAAGCAAATAGGTCTGATAATACATTTGATGATGTATGGAATTGGATTGAGTTTAAAAATGTAAGAGGTAATCCTGGATGGTTATATGGAGAAGCTGATTATATTGCTTTTGAAAGAGAAAAAGATTTTATATTAGCTTCAAGAGAAGAGTTAAAAAACTTTTGTGAAGAAAGGGTTGATCAAGATGATAGAGTGTCCTCTGCTTATGAAGCTAAATATAAATGTTATCAACGAGCAGGAAACAAAGATTTAATTACCCGCATACGAATGGAAGATATAAATAATTTTAAAAGGAATATGATATTTGAAAAAATAACTGTTGACTCCTAGTTATATACCATGTATAATTCGTTTTGAAACCATGCAGAGATATCTGCTAACATGTAAGGAGAAAATACTATGGGCGTAATTAATGGCACGGCTTATTGGGCTTCGATCACTACACCAAATACCACTTTCAATGAAGATGGTGAATGGAAGATTGATGTAGGTAATCTTTCGGAGTCTACTATTACAAACCTAGTTACTGATGGTCTTGAAGATCGTATCAAAAATAAAGATGATGAGCGAGGTGATTTTATTACTTTGAAACGTCAAGTTAAGAATCGTAGAACTGGACAGGCTAACTCTGCTCCAGATGTTATGGATGCACAGAAGCGTCCTATCTTAAATACACTAGTTGGTAATGGGTCTATTGTAAATGTTCTGTATCGTCCGTATGATTGGACTTACCAGAAACGTAAGGGACGCTCTGCTTCTCTTGAGGCAGTACAAGTTGTGGATTTAGTTCCTTATGGTGGCGCTGCATCAGATGCGTTTGATGTGGTTGATGAAGGCTTCTCCTCGATGGATGAGGAAACTATTCCTCTTTCATCTTAACTAGGGAGGGGGAACTCTGGGTAACTAGGGTTCCCCCTATTTTTTATGAAAACAATAGACACATTAGTAGAGGATATCTACTCTTTATTTGAAACATCTGTTCCTGATATGTCAGATGAAGAGGTAGATATTATTATCAGTAAGTTTGGAGACTCTGTAGCAGTACATCTTAAAGCTTTTATTTATGAGGAAGAACGTCGAAGAGACTCTTTAAGACTATCTGCTATAGGTAAACCTGAACGTCAGCAATGGTATGCAGCTTCTCCTAACTCAACTGTTAAAGAAACTATTGAAATACAAGCTAAAGATAAAATTAAATTTCTTTATGGTTATATCTTGGAAGAACTTTTACTTACCTTATCTTATTTAGCTGGGCATTCTGTTACAGATCAACAGAAAGAAGTTCAAGTTGAAGGCGTCAAAGGACATCAAGATGCTGTTATTGATGATATTCTTATTGATTGTAAGTCCTCATCAGGTAGAGGATTTGATAAGTTTAAAAATAATTATGTATCTGTTGATGATCCCTTTGGTTACATTGCACAGATATCTTCTTATGCAGAAGCTAATGGTTTAGATAAGGCTGCTTTCCTAGCTATCAATAAACAAACAGGAGAAATATGTTTATCTAAAGTTCACTCAATGGAAATGATCAATGCTACTGACCGTGTTAAATACATTAAAGATGTGGTTAATCAAGCTACTCCACCAGCTAGGTGCTATTCTGATGTTCCTGATGGTAAGTCTGGGAACCGCAAGCTGGATATTGGTTGCATATACTGTGATTTTAAGCGTGATTGTTGGAAAGATTCTAATAATGGTAAAGGACTACGTGTGTTTGACTACGCAACAAATCCTCGTTACCTTACGCAAGTATCTAAAACTCCAAACGTGGAAGAGATAGTGAACTGGTAATGCATTGGAAGTATATGGGTAAACCTGATATAGAAAATAAGTTTGGTTTTGTTTATCTTATTTCTAATAAGAAGACAGGTAAATCTTATATAGGTTGTAAACAATACTGGCATTATAAGAAAGGAAAAAAATATAAACAATCTAACTGGAAAGTTTATATGGGTTCATCTAAATCTTTGACAGAAGATATAAAAAAATTAGGTAAAAGAAATTTTAAGTTTGAGATGTTAGCTGAGTTTAAAAACAAACGAAGCTTACGCTACTACGAGTGTTACTATCAAATGAAGTATAATGTTTTAGCTGCTGTTATAGAAGGAACAGACGAACCAGCATTTTACAACAATTATGTAGGAGGAAAATGGTATAGACCAGTAGAGAGTTATGAACAAGAATTATAAAAGTATTATTAATAACTTAACATCTATAACTAATGAAGCTATTTATACTGATACTCAAAGTAATGAGCATCATACATTATTTATGGGTGTTATCCTTAGAGCTTTACTAGATGTTACTAAACCAGCTATGCCTAACGAATCTACTAACATTAAGATAGATCGTATGGCTGCTAGAGCCTGGTTCTTTACTTGCTCTGGAGTAACATGTGAGAACTTTGAATATATATGTGACATAGCTGGTATTAATCCAGTAGCTATGAGAACTATTGCTCACAAAATATTACAACGAGAGGATGTCGATGACGTTAGAAAACAAATCAACTCTTTCTTCAACCAGTCCTCCATCTATTATGAAGGATGATGTAGTTAACAGCCCAAAGCATTATCGAATGCAAGGTGTTGAAGCAATAGATATTATGGAAATGTCTATGACTGAAGAAGAGTTTCAAGGATACTTAAAAGGAAATATACTAAAGTATTTAATTAGATACAAACATAAAAGCAAACCCAAAGAAGATTTGCAAAAAGCACAATGGTACATTGAAAAATTAATTGCTAAAATATAGAGGAGAATATGCTATGGATCAGATAACTTTACCAACAAACTACCAATCATTTATTCACATGTCTCGTTACTCTCGTTGGCTTGAAGAAGAGAATCGTAGAGAAACCTGGGCAGAAACTATAGATCGATATCTGTCATTCATGGTAGAGCATTTAAAAGAAAACTATTCATATGATTTGTTTGGTAAAGAGTTATCAGAAATTCGTTATGGGATGTTAAATCTAGAAGTTCTAGGATCAATGAGAGCTTTGATGACTGCTGGTCCTGCTTTGAAACGAGAGAACATTGCAGGATATAACTGTTCTTATCTTCCTGTAGATTCTCCACGTTCCTTTGATGAATGTCTTTATATTCTTATGAACGGCACAGGTGTAGGGTTCTCAGTTGAACGTCAGTACATTACTAAGTTACCTACTGTTCCTGATCAAGACTTTGAGGAAACAGATGATGTTGTTTCTGTAGCTGATTCTAAAGAAGGATGGGCAAGGGGATTACGAGATTTAATATCATTGCTTTATACTAATCGCATACCTAAGATTGATACCCAGAAAGTACGTCCTGCTGGAGAACGTCTTAAAATATTTGGAGGTCGTGCTTCTGGTCCTGAACCATTAGAAGAGTTGTTTGATTTTACTATTCAAACTTTTAAGAAAGCTCAAGGTCGTAAGCTTACATCTATTGAATGTCATGATATCATGTGTAAGATTGGTCAGGTTGTTGTAGTAGGTGGAGTCAGGAGGTCTGCTCTAATATCTTTGTCTAATCTTACTGATGAACGTATGCGTATGGCAAAGAGTGGTGAGTGGTGGGTAGATAACCAACAACGCGCCTTGGCTAACAACTCTGTTTGTTATACAGAGAAACCTGACATGGGTATCTTTATGAGAGAATGGTTATCTCTATATGAAAGTAAGAGTGGAGAACGAGGTATCTTTAATCGAGTATCTGCTCAAGATAAAGCAGGGTCTAACGGTAGACGAGATAGCAGTATTGACTTTGGAACTAATCCTTGTTGTGAAATTATTCTTAGACCTTATCAGTTCTGTAATCTATCTGAAGTTATATGTAGAGCAGATGATACAATGGAGGACTTGAAAAATAAAATTAGATTAGCAACAATTCTTGGAACTTTCCAGGCTACCTTGACTGACTTTGGTTATATTCGTAAGCGTTGGAAAAATACTACAGAAGAAGAGCGTCTTCTTGGTGTATCTTTAACAGGCATTATGGATTGTCCTGCTGTTTATAATGCAACACCTCAAGCTTTACAACAGCTTCGTAATATAGCAGTTAAAACAAATAAGAAGTTATCAGAGAAGATTGGCATCAAACAAAGTGCTGCTGTTACTTGTGTAAAACCTTCAGGTACAGTATCACAGTTAGTTGATGCTGCATCTGGTATACATGCTAGACATAATCCATTCTTTGTTAGAACAGTCAGAGGAGACAACAAAGACCCTTTGACAATGTTTATGAAAGACAAGGGTATTCCTTCTGAACCAGACTTTACAGCACCTGATAGTGTAACTGTATTTTCTTTTCCCATGAAGAGTCCAGACAATGCAGTATGTCGAAATGATATGTCAGCAATTGAACAGCTTGAGCTATGGCTAAAGATAGCTGACAATTACTGTGAACATAAACCATCTGTTACAATTTCTGTTAAAGAACATGAATGGTTTCAGGTAGGCTCCTGGTGTTGGGATCACTTTGATTCGTTGTCTGGTATTTCTTTCTTACCTTTCTCAGATCACACCTATAAACAAGCGCCTTATCAGGATATAGATGAAGTACATTATACTAATATGATCTCTGATATGCCTCCTATTATTAATTGGGCAGAGCTTCAACAGTATGAAAAGGGAGATACAACTAGCGGCTCACAAGAGCTTGCCTGTACTGGAGGTGTATGTGAGATAGTAGATATTGGAGGATAATTAAAATGTATAAAATAGTTATTATAATGTTTCTTCTTGATCCTTCTGCTGATGATGCATTAGAAATTAATTTTAAAAATAACAAGCTTTTAGAGTTTTCTAAAATAGAACATTGCTACGAACATATACATAATAATTTAGAAGAATTAAAAGCTTTTGCTTATTTAAATTTTAGCTCTGATATACCTATTAAAAGTATTAACTGTTTTAAAAAGTTAACAGGAGTATAAAATGTATCATATATTAATTAACGATTTAAAAAAATATCGAGAGAGTGTACCTAAAGGTGATGACAATATATTGGAAGCTATTGATTTACTTATACGTTATATGGGTAGTGATGTGGATAAACCTATAGAAGAGTTTAAAGATTCAGGATTTACTGATGACTTTGGGATTCATATGGAATGAAGAACCAAAGAATACCTGGATATCTAGGAGGTACTCCTGTTGAAAGAGAAAGCTTTACCTTTTATATTAAATCTTTTTTTAAGAGAATAGGATTATGCTTTAAATGAAAGTAACTTTAATAGATCACATGGGTTCAGACTTAACCGTTGTTAATGCTGCAAGAGTATCGTTTGATAAAGAATCTGAATGGGAAGCTATACCTGAAGCTGGTCCTGTAAGAAATTTATTACGTGAAAATGATGAACGACTTATAGCTTACTTAGCTAAACATAATCACTGGACTCCCTTTGCTCATTGCTCTGTTCAATTTAGAATTAAGGCTCCACTGTTTGTTGCAAGACAGCTAGGTAAACATCAGATAGGTTTAGTATGGAATGAGATTAGTCGTAGATATGTAGACTATGAACCCGAATTTTATTATCCTGGTTATTGGAGAGGAAAACCTGATAATAAAAAACAAGGTAGTTCAGAAAATATTATTGAGATTAATCCTGCTTCAGGAACTGGTCCTTCTATGGTAGATGATTACTATCAAGCAATACATAAATGTAAATGGACATATCAACAACTCTTACGAAAAGGTGTTGCTCCTGAAATGGCACGCATGGTTCTTCCACAAAGTATGTACACAGAATGGTATTGGTCAGGAAGCTTAATAGCATTTAGTAGGATTTGTAATCTTAGATTAGAAAAAGACGCACAAGAAGAGACAAGATTTATTGCAAGAGAGATTGATAAGGAATGTCAGAAATTATTCCCCATATCTTGGGAATTTCTAGTAAATTCTAAAAATTTTCTCTCTGAGAAGGCTGCTGAGTAGGGTTAAAGACATGCTTGGCTACCTACCCACCAGAAGTATGCTAAAACTTACCAGTGAGCTTCCTAGATAGGGTTACGTTTAATTAAAGATTTTTGTTGACACTTGATAAAAAATATGCTATACTTTCTTGAAATAGAGAATGCTGTAGAGGTTCTCTATTTTTCTTGCTAACAAAAGGAGAATACTATGACCACAATTCCACCTAATTTTCCATCTCATGTATGGAATAGTTTTTTTGAACAGTCAATTGGTTTTGAAAAACTTTTAAACAAGATTGAACTTAGTCACAATGGGCGTCGAGATAATAATTCTTATCCTCCATTTAATATTGTTAAGAAAACAGATTCGTCTTATGAAATTTCAATAGCTGTTGCAGGATTTATTGCTGATAATATTGAAGTTAAACACCAAGATAATATTCTAACTATTAGGGGAGAGATTAAAGACGAAGATGAAAATAGTTATGTCGTAAAAGGAATTGCTTCTCGTAAATTTAATAAATCATTTTCATTAAATGAATATGCTGTAGTTGATAAGGTAGCTTTGAAGAATGGTATACTTACTATTATATTAAATATAGTTTTGCCTGAAGAGAAGCAACCACAGATATTTAAAATTGAGGAGTAAGTATGTCACAAACATATAACATATATATTGGTTATGATTCTAAAGAAGAGATTGCATATCGTATTCTTAAATGGAACTTAGAACGCATTGCAAAAAATCCTCTGAATATTTTTCCTTTAAAGAAAGGTATCCTAGAAAAAATAGGTATGTATAATCGAGAGTATACAGTAGAGAATGGACAGAAGATTGATAAGATTGATGGTAAACCTTTCTCCTCTGAGTTTTCTTTCTCTCGTTTTCTAGTACCTGCCTTGAATATGTATCAAGGGTGGGCATTATATATGGACTGTGATATGTATCCAAGGAGTGACATCTGTGAATTGTTTGAAGAATACAACGATCCTTTTCATGCTATTTATTGCGTTAAACATGAGTACGCACCTGATGATAATACGAAGATGGATAATCAAAAACAGGAGCAGTATTACCGAAAGAATTGGTCAAGCCTCATGCTGTTCAATTGTGAACATCCTCAAAATCAAATGCTTACTCCGTATGTTGTAAACACACAGACAGGACAATATCTACATAAGTTTGGTTGGTTGCCAGATAAGCCAGCAGATATAGGTTCTATTAATGAAGAATGGAACTGGCTTGATGGTCATTCACCTGAAGAACTTGAAGCTAAGAATGTTCACTTTACTACAGGTGGTCCTTGGTTTTACAACTGGAAATGTAAAAGAGAAATGGACGGTAAGTATGCAGCAGAGTGGAACAACGATGCTATATATCTTCAAACAATAGGTGTACTTAAAGACGAAGTACATAAATACTTTTTATAAGGAATAATAATACACATGACCAATATTAATTTTGTAACTTCTTTCAATGAAAGTTTATTTGTTGATACTTCATATAAGTTTTTAGAATCAGTCTTGGATAAATGGGAACCTAATATTAATCTAACCTGTTATACACATGATCTGGATTTAAAAAATTATGTAGTACCTGATGTTAAACAAATTGATTTTAAATCTCTTCATGATGTACCAGACTACAATACATTTCAAAAAACTTTTACTAAACATAACGGTACAGAAGGAAAAACAGTAGACTATAATTGGAAGCTTGATGCTTTACGTTGGTCACATAAGGTATTTGCCTTAACGGAATCTGCATTTAATCTAGTAGCTGAACATGATATGTTGCCAGCAACAACAAGTCTTGGTTGGCTTATTTGGATTGATGCAGATTCCTATACTTTAAAACGTATGACAACTAAAGATGTATTGTCTCTTCTTCCAGAAGGTGCTGATGTAGTTTGTCTAGAACGATCTGATCAAGAGTATCATGAAGGTGCATTCATAGCCTTTAATTTAAAGAGTAAAGCTACTCAAGATTTACTAGGTGATTTACGAGGTGCTTATATTTCAGGTGAAGTATTTAATTATAGGGAGTGGCATGATTCTTTTATCTTTACCAGGCTACTTACTATTTATAAAGCGCATGGTTTAAAAGTTCTTAACTTAGGAATGAATGCAGATACAAAAAACTTCTCTGCCTTTGAACAATCTCCTTTATCTTCTATGTTTTTACATTTCCAAGGAGCAGACGCTTCTTCTTTAAAAAACATTCGAGATGAAAAAGGTGAACGATTTATTTCTTTATCAGAAGATACCACGCATGATATACTACCTAGTCGGTATACACTTCTATCTGATGTAATGAAACATTATAAGCCTGAAAAAACTATTTTAGAAACAGGAACCTGGAATGGTGGACGGGCTATTCAAATGGCTATGACTATGTTTGAGCATTCAGATACTGTTCACTATATTGGTTATGATTTATTTGAAGAAGCCACTCCAGAAACTGATGAAGAAGAATTTAATGTTAAAGCTCACAATAAAATGAGTGCAGTTGAAACAAGGCTTACTGATTTTGCTAACATTATGTTAAAACGTAAATCTAAATATTTTACTTTTGAATTATTTAAAGGTAATACACGTAATACATTAACTAAACAAGACGCTGATTTTGTTTTGCTCGGAGGAGGTAATAGTTTTGAAACAGTACAGAATGAATATAAAAAACTAAAACATAATAAAGTTATTGTCTTTGATAATTATTATATGCAAGATAGTTCAGAACGAAATGTTATTGAAAAGTATCAAGGTGTAAATAAAGTATATGAATCTATTCAAGAAACAAAAGTTAAAGAAGGTAAAGAAGACGAAGAAGGATGGACTTCTTTTGATGATGAAGATACAGGTATAAGAAAACTTATACTGCCTTCTTCAGATGATGTAAGAGGTGGAGGGATTGCACATCTGTCCTTAATTTTAAATGATCCTGAACTTCCTCAAGTTCCTAAAAAATTTAGACAAGTTCCTATTATAGTTAATCCAAGAGATTGTGTATCAAAAGATTATATCAGAGATAACATTAAGTCTAATCTTAAAATGATTGAGCATAATCGATTTATGCATCGTATTAGCCCCCATAATAAAACAGCTTTGATTGTATCAGGTGGTCCTTATCTTGATATCAAAGAACTTAAAGATACTATTAAAGATAATCCAGGATGTAAAGTAGTATGTGTTAAACATAGTTATAATAAACTATTAACCAATGGTATTAAACCTTGGGCATGTGTTCTTCTTGATCCTCGTCCTATTACAGGTACAAGCACACATGGTATTGTACGTAAAGATTTATTTAAAGACGTTGATCCTAGTACAAAATTCTTTGTAGCTTCTATGACTGATCCTTCTGTAACAGAACATCTTATAGAAAAGAAAGCTGATATTTATGGATGGCACGCCTTTACTGAATCTCTTAGAGAAGAAGATGAACGTGGCGTACAGATCGTAAACAACCAAGTACATTTGGTAGGTGAATTAGGTATACCTCAAGGTTCTACCTTAATTACAGGTGGTACATGTGCAGCTATGAGAGCTATTGGTATTATGAATACAATGGGCTTTCGAGAAATGCACTTGTTTGGTTTTGATTGTTCAATGGAAGAACCAACTGAAGAACAAATGAAAGAAACTACAGGTGCTGAAGATGAAGAACCTAAACCTAAGTATATGAAGGTTACTGTTAATGACAAAGACTTCTGGACTACAGGAGAACTCTTAGCAATGGCTCAAGATTGTGAGCGTAGTTTTAGAGATGAGAACTCATCAATTAACTTTACCTATCATGGTGAAGGAACAATGGTTGCAGAGTTATGGAAAATTATAGAATCAGAACGACCTCTGCCCACATTTAAGGAGGTGTTTGATGACTGATTTTTCTAGAGAGAACCCATCTGAACGCTATGATGAACTTGTTACAAAGTATGAAAAAATTCATAATAAAGGTAAGGGATATTTTAATGGTAAAAGTTTATTAAAATACGTTACTAATGTACATCAAAAAATTATAGTACATGAATGTAAATCTTTATTAGATTATGGTTCAGGTAAAGGACTATTGTATACAGAAGAATGTGATATGGTAGTACCCTTAGTAAATAAAGGTAAAGGTATTAGTCGTCCTTTACAAGAGCTATGGAATTTAACACATCATCAATGTTATGATCCTGCATATCCAGAACATTCTAAAAAACCAGAAGGAAAGTTTGATGCAGTTATTTCTATTGATGTATTAGAACATATTCATGAGCCTGATCTTGAATGGGTCTTGAATGAAATATTTTCTTATTCAGAAAAGATGGTCTTTCTAAACGTAGCTTGTTTTAAAGCTGCTAAACATTTTGAAGATGGAGAAAACGTACACATAAGTGTATTTAATCCTGAATGGTGGTTTATTCTTGTATCAGATATAATGAAAAATTACCCTGGAATTACAACATATTTGTTATGTGAAAAGGTAGGACACTTAACAGACTATACAATTAGAGGAGGAGAATAATATGCTAGGAATTGCAGAAAGTGTTATTGGTGTAGCAGGTAAAGTGCTTGATAAATTTGTAGAAGATAAAGATTTAAAAACTAAACTTAATGCAGAACTTCAAGCACAGTTAATTAATTTAGATGCACTT